CGGCGGTCAGTCCTTCCCACTTGGTTGCCTCACTGCTGGCTACCTCGAACCGGTCGAGGTCTGCCTCGATGTGGGCGAGCAGGTCGGCGACAGTGCGTATGCGAGCCGAGACGCTACGGGCCTCGATGCCCGAGTCGTCCTCACGCTTGGTGACTTCCTCGGGCGTGCATCCCTTCGACAGGATGGCGCGAGTCAGTGAGTCTTTCGCGTTGCGTTGAGCCAATGCTCCACCCCCTGGACGCCGCTGACATGAAGCCCACGCTCACGACACGTCTCGATGATTGCCCGAGCGAGCGCCCGCTTTTGTATGGCGATCTCTCCGTTCGCCCACCTCGCACGCAGCGACTCCAGTTCCACGAGCACGTCGGGCGGCAGCTTGCAGTGCCACGCCACGAATCCTGGCTGATAGTTGGCGGCTCGCCCGAGAACGTCGTCCGCAATCGAGACACGCTTCTGCTTACTCGCCACGCGGCACCTCTCGGTATCGGAGGATCTGCCAGAGGACACGACGCTGGACGCGGGCGAGCTCGGTCACCGTCTCCTCGCTGATCGTGGAGCCGAGGACCGCGTGGGCGATCTCGTGGAGGACGGTTTCGAGACGCTGCGAGCCGGTCAGCCGAGAATCGACCAGCATCTTCGGCGGTCGCTCGTCATAGCACGTCCAGCCGTCGGCCTTCCCGGTGAGCCGCGAGAAGCGCAAGAGCCACTTCTCGCCCGCGATCGTGATCGTGTGATCATCCGCCACGGCACCCGTCCTCCTGCGTCCATGGTGGATACTTTGTCAATTCGCAGCGGCACGACGGGCGCTGCGGATTGCGCGACGCACAAGTAGGCGACCGGCCACGTCGAGGAACGGGAGGCCGCGAGCCTCGGCTTCCGCACGCATCACGGCGACGACCTCCTCGATGCGTTCGGGCTTCTCGCACTCATCCGGTCCCCATGCGTCCATCTGGGCGGCCTTTGCTCGGCACTGGCAGGTCGGCGTCGGCTCAATGCCAAATCGCTTTAGGAGCTTGGAGAGTTCTGTGCCGGGGCCGGATGAAGGTGGCGGTGGTGGAGTCCTATCTATGACGATCTCGCCAGAGTCGATCCGTGCGTCCCATATCGCCCGGTAGGCATCCGACATCTCGGCGGCGCAGTTGGTTCCGCTGCACAGCTCCCACAGACGACCAACCATCGGCACGCCAGCACGCCTGCACGACGCGTTCGGCTCAGAGCACGAGCAAGGTCGAGCTTGCAATGTTCACCCCGTCAGAGTCACGGTAACGGTGGCATTGCCGTAGTTGTTGGCAGGGCACGCGTATGCTTCTGGGGATATAGATGTCCGACCGACGTTCAGCGTCATTGTTCCCTGCGCAAGAAACGGATTGCACGTGACGACCGTGACCGGAACAACGAGTTCGAGCTCTGGCGTGCTGAAATTCAGCACCGATGGGCATGCAGCCCAGACGCGATCCCAAAATATCGAGCATGGAGGCAAAGGCTCGTTCGCATCCAGGCTGTCTTGGAAGGTTCGTTTTCTTAGGTCAGCACGCACAACTAGTCCGCTATTTTCGCAACTGACAGTCCACTGCGGAAAGTAGGCATCCGGCCGTAGCAGCGCACGGTCCCATTGATCACCTAATTGCCTGCGCACTGCCGCGAACCGTTGTCGCGAGAGCCAGTACGGAAACGGCGATATGAGCGAGTAGTTCATCTCTGGGCAATTCTGTATCGGCGTGAGATCTCCGAAAAAGAGGTCTGGCGAAATACAGCCAGCCACGTCGTTGCGAGGCAGGGCGTAGCCTGGACCGCCGAAATACCGATCTGCCGTCCACGACGACGGCAGGTCGTGCCGGATTGCTGGGCACCCGGCGGTCGGGTTCTTCAATAGCGTTTCGAGCGACTGCCCGGTTGATGTCGTGACGGTTGCCGCAATCGTGTTTGGTATTGCACATCCGAAGCACGAAACCGGAGGAGCGCAGCACGGGCAACTCATCTCACACTCCGAAGCGAACGAACATGGACGTGAACGTTGATTGGGCGATCGTTATTGCCGCAGTCGTGTTCGTACGCGTGACGGTAATCTGGCAGTTGTTCGTATTGAGCACAGCGGAAACCACGACGTTCGACACGACGGTCTGCGTCGTGATGCCTCCCGAGAAAACCGCAGTCGCCGTTTGAAACGGCACGTCGATCAAGTGCCATGCGGTGCCATCTCTGGCGATCGCGCAGTCTGTCGCGTTCGTGCTGGCAGGGTACGGAAAGAACAGATTCACCACGCTCGCCGTGTTCGGCGTGCTCGTCTGATACTTGAACTCGACCGTCTTAGTGGAGCTAATCGCCCACGCGCCAGAGAACGTAGCGACGCGGAAGGTCTTCCTCGAATCGGACGAGACGGCACCGAACCGCAGCGGAGCCTCAGCGCGATCGCCCGCCTCATAGTCACGCACGACCGCCGCGATCCGCTCTGCCGAGCCCTTCGTGAAGGTCACTCGCTGCGGCCGTGCCGCTTGTCCGTCCGGCCTCTGGGGCATCTCAGCCCTCGTAGATCGAGATGACGAGCCGTGAGTTCGCGACCGCCGCCTTCGCACCGTAGTCGCCTGCCGCGAGACGCATCACCGCAGCCTCGCCAGCACGCAGCGTCACTGCTTCGTAGAGCGTCGTGCCGTCGAGTCTGCCGAACGACACGGTGTGCGTGCCGGTCGTCGCGAGCGAGCGAGCGAACGCGAGCCCGACGCTGGAGAGTGACGCTGTCGAGATCGCCTGCGTGGCGGTCCCGAGGTTCAGGGTCAGGGCGATCATACCCGTGGTGTTCATGTCCGCAGTGACGCCGCTCGCGGCGAACGACTGCGAGAGCGCACCCTTCGCGACTTGCCCTGTGATCGTGTAGCTCACGTCTGCCATGTCGTGCCTCAGAACGGTGGTGTGCCAAAGTAGGAAGAGAAATCGACCTCGCGAAAGACGCGACGCTCAAGGATGATCGGCAGGGAGCCCGCCGACGCGAGATCGCCGGATTCGGTAAGGGCGACGGGACTCGCTGCTGCGATGTCTTCGTTGTCTAGCTTGACGGTCGCCCGCTTCTTCTCGCTGCCCTGGATGTAGTTGAGCCCGATGTTCGGCAGTAGCAGATTCCACCCGCTCTGCCTGAAGACGAGCTCGGTGGTGCCGCTCCAGTAGTTGATCTCGATGTCATTGACGACCTCGGACTGCTTGCTCGCGGAGATGCCAGCGCATTGCCACGTGTGCTTTGCGCCCCAGAGGTACGGGCTGGCGTTCACGCAGTTCGTCACCGCCGCCGCGAGGTCAGCCGGAAAGGTCGCCCGATTCCATGCGATGGTCGCTCGCACTTCGGATTCCAGCGTGGTCAGCCCCTCGAAGTAATCGTTGGCGGCATTGACGAGCGGCCGTCGATCGCTGTTGCCGTTGCCGTGGTAGTAGACGAGCGCAGGCACCTGGGCACCACCGGTCGAGAACGACCACACGTCAGGACGAGCGAGCGGATTTGGCTGGAAGTCGGTCGTACCGACCTGCGGCAGTTCGTAGCTGTACGTCGCCTCGACGTGGTAGCGGTCGGTCTCGGTGAACGAGCCATTCGTACAGACGAGATAGGAGTACTCGGGGTGTCCACTGCCGTGCTTGATACCGACCGCATCGATGATCGCCTGCTGCGACTCGGGTGCATCGACCGTGACGATGACCTTGCGCTGAGCCGTCGGCGACGAACCGAACCGGTGCTCGAACGTGCGAGGCAGGATCTCGGTGGTTTGGAGGATTGCCATGAGTTAGCCGCCGATGATCTCGACCGCACCGCCGACACGCACGATTTCCTGACGCAGTTTCTGGAGTTCCTGCGTCTGCCTGCGAGCCTCCTCGATCGCCGGATCTTGTCTGCCAGACGCGATCCGCAAAAACTCGTCGATACCGCCTGAGCGGAGATCCTGCACCTGGAGCGGCTCCTGCGAGACTCGCGAGAGTTTGTCAAGCCGCTCTTCGGTAATCTCCGCGACCCTCGTGTCCAGCTTGACCTGAAGATCGAGCCCTTCCTTGAGCCGATCGATAGTCCGCTTGAACTCGTCTTCGTCGATGATGTTGTCCGTGAGGTTCTGCCGCAGCTCCTCGATGCGAGACGAGAAAGCGTCAAACCCTTCTTGAGAAATCTCGAACGCCGCCCCGGCGTTGTTCAACTGCTCTTGGATGCCGACGAGTTGCTCGCTCTGGACGACCGCCTGCTCGAACACCTCTTGCAGGCGGGAGACGGCCGTGACGTACGTATCCGGGTCGATTACCTCGGCTTCGAGTTCGGATCGCAGTTCCTTGATCGTCTCGCTGAACTGACGAAACGCGCCCGGCGCGACCGTGAACGCCTCAAACGAAAACGCCTTGTCGAGGTCGGCGTTGACCTTCGCGATGACCTCCTCGTTTTTCTTCGCCGCTTTTTCCTGCGCAGAGAGTTGTGCGGCGAGCGCTGCTGCCGCTGCGTTGCGGGCTCCGGTCTCTTCACTGATCAGAGCGTTGAGCCGCGACTGTGCGTCTGCGATCGCCAGTGCCTCGGCTTCGACGACCTGCCCGTCTGCCGCAGCGATCTCGGCCGCCTGCCTGTATGCCTCGAACGCCTCACGCAGCCGCTCGGCAGGAAGCCCGGTGCTCTCCTCCAGTTGAATGATCTTCTCGCGAGCCGCGTCCACCTGCGACTGAATCTGCGCGATCGGATTGCGAGCGTTTTCCACCGCCGCACGAATCTGCTCTACCGCCTGTGTTGCGGCACCTTGGTTCGGGTTCTCGCCAGACAGGAAGCGGTTGTAGGCGTCCTCGAAAGCTTTGTTGCGAGCCTCGACCTGCTCCGCAGCGGCAGTAGCAAGGTCCGCGCCGAATTGCTGGAGCGTCTGCCCAGCCTCACCAGTGCCGGGAATGAACGAGATCGCCTTGCCGAGGGCGGAAACAGCGTTGCCGACGATCCTCGCCAAGACGTTGCCAATGTTCAAAAACCCGTTGAAGACTTTCTGCACGACAAGACCGACTGCCGTCAACGCATCGACGACGCCAGCCAAGTTCGACGACGAGCGTTCAACGGACTCTGAGTAGAGACCGAACGACGTGGCGAAAACATTTAGCCCGCTGACCGTGCGGTCGAACACCTGAGCGAATACGTCGGCGACGTTGAGGAGACCATCTACGAATCCTTGGCCGATCGACGCGCCACCTGCGTCTCCTACGAACGACGTGAACGCATCAGCGGCTGCTTGGATGCCCGGTGACAGGTCGGCGACAATCTGCCGCACCACGCCCTCGACGCTCTTCCCGGCGAGAGTGAATGCGTCGTTCATCGCCTCGACGTTGCGGGCTTGCACGTCATTGAGTGCAAGACCCAGCCGGATCGCTTGATTCGCGATACCAGCGACTGCGTCGCCACCGCCCTCGAAGAGCGGCAGAAGCGATGCCCCTGACTTGCCAAACAAAGCGACGGCGGCGGCAGACCGGCCAGCAGGGTCTGGAATCTCGTTGATCGCTGTCGCGATCTTCTGGAACTGCTGTGTAGCGTTCTGCCCAGCGAGATCCTGCACCGACAGCCCGAGCCCAGCAAACGCCTCGACGGCTTCCTTGCTGCCTGCCTGGGCTCGCCCCAACTGCACTTGCAGTTTGCTCAGCGCCGCACCGAGTTGATCACTCGACACGCCAGCCAAGTCGCCCGCGAGTTCCAGCCCGGAGAGTTCCTCAAACGTAATACCAAGCGAGCGTGCGAGCTTGCTCGATGCGTCGGTGCTGGTCGCCACCGACCGGCCGAATCCGACCAGCGCCTGCGTCGCCTGCTGGAGTCCGCTCGCGACCGCCGTGATGCTGCTGATCGCGACGCGGCCGATGGCAATGTTCTTTAGTACGCCGAGATCACGACCGGCTTTCTTGCCCGAGTTTCCAAGAGTGTCGAGCCTGCGCTCCACGTCCTTCACCGACTTCGCGAGCGAAGCGGTGTTGGCGCTGATCTGCATCGCCAACGCGAGAGTAGTCGCCATTACTCACCGTCCAAGTCTGCCTGGAGTCGTCTCAGCGTCGCCGTGATCTGCGTGTGGTGCTGCGGTGCGTGCGGGTCGAGTGGCATCAGTTCTTCAATCGTCGGCGGCTTGCCCTTGCAGTACGGGGCGACGCTTGCCGCAGCCACGAGCGCCGACTGCCTCCACTGGTTCCCGATTGGCTCGAAGTACCTGTCATAGATGATCCACTCCGTGAACTCTCGCGAGTCCATCTCCTCGCACAACTGCCGCACCGTTTTCTTCAGGTGGCCCGCCAGCCGAAAGAGAAATCGTCTTTCGGGACGGGCATTCATTCCCCCGCGAGTTCGTCGGCGTCCTTTTGCGTCATGCCGTTGTGTGCCATCGCTACTTCCCACAGGCGATTCATTACACGGCCGTTCTTTTTCGCCAGCGTCTCGATGTCTTCCTTCGTGAACAGCAGATGACCGCTCGCGTCGCACAGGCACGCCTGGAGGTACTTCGTGCGGAAGTTGTCCACGTGCTTCCCACCGGCACGGATGTACTCCAGCTCAAACGCGTCTCGCTCACCCACGCTCATCACGCGGATGTAGACGGCGTCACCCCACTCGGGCACCTTGACCTCAAGGGGCTTCGAGTCGTCGGCGGCGAGGATCTGCTCTTTCGTGAGTGGCATATCAGTTGTCCAAGAGGGTGAACTCGGCGGTGTACCGCGTCACGCCATTGACTTCAGCGGCAGCGGACACCGATTCCAATACTGCCTTCTGAGTCAAATTCATCCCGCCGCCTGTCACCGTGAGCGTGTTGCGGTTACCGACGAGCGCGATGCTCGGGACGGTGCCGAATGCGGACACCGAGACGCTGCCGGGATTCGGGTTGAAGTTCGCGGACCGGCCGACGTTCTCGCCGCCGTATGTCCACGAGAGACCGGCGATCTCAGTGAACGTGACGCTGCCCCACGTCGCCGAGATGCCCGTCGAGTACGTCGCCACTGCGGGAGCCTCCCCGCGTCAGCGAGCCACGCGGAACGTGGCCGAGCCCCGGATCACGTCGTTCGTCGCGAGGGTGACCGACGAGCTCGACACGGTCGCCGCCTTCGACAGCGAGATGCCGCCCGTGATAGCGAGCGTGCCGGTAGCGGCATCGGTGATGACCGCATTGCCGAGATACTCGATCGTCACCTCGCGGCCCGTGTCGGTCGCGGAGCCCTTCAGCGGGCGGTCCATCGTGGCGACCTGAGCGCCGGTCGTGAGCCCGAGATGTGACACGTCGATCGTGTCGCCAGCCGCCACGTCGTTGAGGTTGTACGTGATCTGGGTGACCGTGTAGGTCACGCCAGCGAAAGAGAAGTTCGTGCCGGACGAATCATGCGGCGTGCTGTATGACATGCGTCACTCTCTCCACCAGATGTCGTAGGACTGCGTGACCGCGTACGAAGGCGGCTGGTCGGAGCCTGCCAGCGTGACGAAGTCATCGACCTCGTTTTCGAGGCTGACCTGCTCCACAACCGTATTGTCCACCGTGCCGCCGTACCCATCCAGAGTTCGCCGCATGGCATCTGCCGCCTCGCGGGCCTGATTGTAGGTCGCCGCCACAACCGTGTAGTCCACCGAAACCCGTGGCACGCCGTGAGGCGAGCCGAGCGTCTGTGTCCGCTCGATGCCGGTGCGCCTCCACGTGACGAACGGCAGGGCAGACGAGGCGGGGGCGAGCAGAGGATAGATCCGTGTGCCGACCACGCTGGTCACGGCTGTGGCCGACACCAAGGCGTCGAGCAGCACCTTTTCCGGGGACTTGTAGCTCATCGCCGCCTCCCGACGCCTCGAGACTTTGCGCCGTCCGCAACATCCTTCAGGGCATTTTCCAGACGCACCGCCATCTGGATTTCTAGCGTCGCACGGACCTCGGGCAGCGATCTGGTGTAAGCCGTCCTGACAGGCGGGGCTTTTTTTCTTCCCCCAATTGGCATCTGTCCGAGCTCAACCTGCTGCCCCACTTTCGCAACCTTGAAAAAGGACTTGGGAAACGGTTTGGTTCTAATCTTTCCGGCAGACTTCCCTCGCCTGGCGGTAGTGATCTGAAACTCACCCTGCCGCTTTTCTGTCTTGCTGCGGTATGTCGATGCGTACCGTGTTTTAGTGCGGCGCTTTTTGGTGCCAAACTCAACGAAGCCTTGATGGAATCCCTGCGTTTTAGGCCCACCGCCCACTGCCGCTTGATATCCAACTAGTGCCACGGCGTTTCCGCTCTTGTACCGCTTCACCTTTGTCGCGATGCTTTTCCTGAGATTTCCGGTCGGTCCCTTCGGAGTCAG